CGATAGAGGTAGGTCATGCGATTGGTGCTTGGTTGAGACACAATCAGGTGGATAAACTATTTGTTGAAGACCTAAAATTCAAACAAGGTAATAAGCAAAAAGGTAAAAACTACAATAGATTGGTGATAAACCAGTGGAAACGTAATTTGTTGGACGCTATTCTGACTAAGTACTATAAATTATACAAAATAAATGCTGCGTATACGAGCACAATTGGTAATGTGTTGCATCCAGAACTACCAGATCCGGTTGCCGCAAGTACTGCGGTTGCAGGTAGAGGTTGTAGATTAGTGATAGTCAAGAATAAGCAGTTCTACCCTGAATTGCCGCAAATGCGGGTGATAGAGGACCGATGGAAGGAAACCACTCACCCACTAGTGTTTGCGGATTGGAAGGAGCTGCATTCTTGGCTGAAGACAACGGGATTGAAATACCGTGGTGATCCACCAGATGGGTCATTGTTCAGAAAATTTGCATCAGGTAAATCACGTGTTTACCACATATAGATTTATACATAGTGTACGAACTATATTGAATTTTTATTTTACAAGTCAAAGACTCTATATTTAATGGCTAAGACATCCAAGTTTGCAGGGTACTTTAAACTCATCAATGCTGATCCTACGCCAGCAGAAATTACGGACAATGTTGTCTTTGATAGTGTTGCAGTAGGAAATATCACCGGATGGTATTCTAATATTGTCACTGGGTCAGGAAATCGTACAGCGAAATATGCTGAGTATGACCTGATGGATGCTGATATTGAAGTATCGAGAGCACTTGATATTATTGCCGAGGAAATGACGAATGGCCGTGGTGACGATCTGCTAACACTAGATGTTGAAGAAGACTCACTGACAGAGGCTGAACACGTTACACTAAAAACAGCACTCGGTCGGTGGAAGAAGAGTCAAAGTCTTGATTCTAAGCTGTTCGATATTGCTCGTCAGCTTGTCAAGTATGGTGACGTATTTTTCAACAAACCAGAAGCATTCAGTAAGTGGGACTACATTCCACCAAAGCAAGTTACAGGTGCGTATGTTGACGAAAACAATGCAGCCCGTGTACTTGGATTCGTTGTTAATGAAGGGTATAAGAACGCCCAACACTCTGGTTACAACGTTGGAGTCAAACAACAAGAATTAGTAATCAAACCAGTTGCAAAAGTTATTCGATTTACATTGAATAATGACATGAGTGATGCAGCACCTTTTGGTAAATCAATTCTTGCATCCGTGTACCGTGCATATCAACAAAAGAAACTGATCGAAGACTCGATCATCATTTATCGAGTCCAGCGTGCTCCTGAAAAACGCGTGTTCTCGATTGATGTCGGCCGGATGCCACCCAATCGTCGTAAGGCATACATGGAGCAGGTCAAGCTAGAAATGCGTCAGCGTAAGATCCCTGCTCTGAACAACAGTGGGTCGGGGGAATCAACAGTTGATTCCGTATACGATCCACAAGATATGATGGAAGACTTCTTTCTTGCAGTTGGGGCCGAAGGTAAGGGTAGCAAAATTGAGGTGCTACCAGGTGGCCAAAACCTTGGATCATTGGAAGATTTGAACTACTTTGCAGACAAGTTAAACCAAGGCCTTCGTGTGCCAATCTCTTGGACACGAGACGGAACGAGTGGTCCAGCAAATGTTAATGACGGTAAAGTTGGTGCATCATTTGTCCAGGAAATGCGGTTCTCTAAGTTCATTGAACGTCTACAAAGTAGAATGCTTGCTACTCTTGATGTAGAATTCAAAATGTTCTTGAAGAATGTTGGTATTCGTGTTGACCCAGAGGCATTCTTCCTGCAATTACCGCCACCCTCTAACTTTGATGCATATCGTCAAGCTGCCAAAGATGCGGAATTGTTAAATGTATTCACGAATACGTCAAATATCCCACAGATGTCACCACGATTTGCAATGACTCGATTCTTGCAATTGACTGAAGCAGAAGTGTCAGAGAATGAACGAAAAGTTCGGGAAGAAAAGGGATTGAAACTTGATGATCCTTTATTGTTGATGAAAATCTACCATCCTGATCTCGCAAGCGAAAGTGGTGGAGACCTAGGTGGCGGCGGAGGAGGTGGCGGATTAGGAGACCTCTCAATAGAGGGTGAAACTCCACCGCCAGATACTGGTGCACCAGACGAAGGTGGCGAGGCTCCTGCAGAACCAGAAGCAGGTGCAGAGCCAGAAGAGGCACCTCCAATGGTGTAAGGCATAAATAGTGGAAATGTACTCCCTCCACTATGAAAACATCCTTTCTGATTGAAACTTATTCTCCTGATCAAACACAGACTGTAACCGAGTCTGTGCTGGATGAATCCACAGGCAAACGTAGTTGGTACCTTAATGGTATTTGTATGATGGGGGATGCTGAAAATCGCAACAAACGCCGTTATCCAGTTCAAGAGATTTCCAAAGCAGTCGAATCACTACAAGAGTCAATCAAAAACAAACAGTGTTTTGGTGAATTGGATCATCCACTAGACTCCCGAATTGCAATCGAACTAAAAAACGTGTCCCATATGTTTGAATCACTGACTATGGATGGGACTAATGCAGTTGGTCGGATTAAGATCCTTGATACCCCAATGGGAACAATTGCATCAAAAATTCTTGAAGGTGGTGGACGTCTTGGTGTTTCATCTCGTGGCACTGGTGACGTGATGGAGGGTGGGATTGTTAAGAACTTTCAATGCAGCTGTATCGATCTAGTTGCAACCCCGTCAGCACAAAACGCAATGCCAGAATCAATATACGAAGCACTCCAGCAAGATATTCAAGGCCGTCGTGTACAAACACTTGCGGAAGCCCTACAAGAAGACAAGTCAGCTCAGAAGTATTTTGATATCGAAGTTAAGAAATTCATTCGTAGCTTACTAGGGTAATTTTGTGGGTAAGTTCATTCAGTTCTTACTAGAATCGCGTTCTGCGGATTTGTATACTGGCACAAGTCTGGTTAATGCAAATAAAATCCTACAAGACAATATTCTTATTGCACGAACTCCAATTCATTCTACAAAAATTCCTCAACAATATAAACAGTATACAAAAACTGTTAGTCTTACGAGAAATGTTCAAGTAGCAATAAATTTTGCTCGAGCAAATGGAGCTTCTAACGAAACCCTTCCAGTAGTTTTTGTATTGGATCAAGATAAGTTATATCGTGCAGTTGGTAAACGAATGCGCCCGTATGATGATCTTGATAGTATGGAAATACAACAACGAGATCCGAATACTCCATCTAGTAGAAGCCGTGGACATAATGAGCGTGAAGAAGTTGTATTTGGTGACATTCCTAACATCTCTAACTATATTAAGCGGATTATTGTTCACGTACCATCAAAAGTGGATTCAAGCATTCCAGATGATGAGCAGTATATTACACGTAGACGTGCAGCAGAAGAGATGAGGAAGTATCCAGCTGTTATTAATGATCCTCGAACAGTTATCCGAGACATTCTTGGTAAGCAATACACGTACAGAGAATTCACCAATCTATTAAAATAGCATCGGCATGACATCATAGTCGTCATCACCATCTTCATCAAACTCATGCTTACTTTCTTCACTCTCCTCAGTGGAGTACAGCATTTCAAAAGCCTGATCATCGAACGCAGCTAACTGCTTAACGACCCTGCATACGAGGATGGTTGACATCACGCAGTCATCTGTTGCACCTTCCTTAGCCTTGTATGTACCGCCAGTTAAAACGAACTCCTTGATCTCAGCAACGAGATCGCGACTATTCAATTTCAGCTTCCCACTTTCAACGAACTCTTTGAAAATTTTGCATCCAATTGATTTCGATTTAGCACTTGTGTTTAATCCCAATTGCCCAATTTCAGAGATCAATTCAACATTTTCTGGTAGACTTTCATCATTCTCGAATAGTGCAAGGAGACCTTCCCCCACACCATTGTTTTCTACAGTGAATAGCACCTGCCATCCAGCACGTTCGGCCTTTTCCCATATCCGTTTCAGTGCAATGTAGATGTCGCCAGATTTAGATTTATTTGACCGCAATTCCATCATCTGAGTAAGATCGGGGTACGAAAATACTTCAACGACAGTGTAATCCTTGCCAATACCCTTACTAGGATCAACAGTGACGATACACTGCTTGTCATATGACATAACCTCAATAGGTCGGTGATATTCGGGATTTTGCCAGTGATTGTGGAAGTTTTGTGCGGCGGATGGTGTTTGTT